AGATAGATTGCGTACTACAGTTCTACCTCATAAACTCAATGTTTATGGGGTTTTTCTTTTGTTAAGATATTCGTTAAACACCGTTAAAATCAGTTCGTAGGCAACAAGTAGGCAACAGGTAGGCAACACAAAGATTAAGAAAAAAAGAGGTTATATAAAGCCTCTTTTTAAAATGTATTATTATTCATTATCATCAATATCATTGTTGCTTTCTTGACAGTCCTGACAAATTTCTAACTCTAAATTCATTTCACTTAAAGTATAATATTCATCACACTCTAAACATCTCATATATAAATTTGTTTCAGGAAATTTATCACGGATAAATTCTTCTATTTGAGTTATTGTCATTTCTTCTATTTTCATAATAAACATTCACTCCTTTCATTTTCTTATTCATTATCAGTTCTATACCAGCAAGGTACTGAACCATCTAGTGTTTTATGATATTCGATAATATCATTTGCACAATCACTACAAATAAGCCTGTTATAGTGTGAAGTTCCATATTGAGTAATTGAAACATAATCTTTTTTTCCACACCAATCGCATTTTGCAAGTCTGTCAAAATATAATATATTATTATCTTTACATTCTTGTCTTATTGCTTTTCTTAAAAAATCAGATTTTTTTGAATTAGTTGTTTTTAATAGTTCATTTAGTGAATTCATTTCTGATTTATTAATATCTACATTGAATTGCACTTTATGTTGCTTACGATAGTTTATATCATATTTTGTTTTTCTAGTTTTCTTATCTTCCATAATCTTTGACAAAATTCATTAAATGTGATATTATTATTAGCAGGAGGAGTGGTTTATTTACCACTCTTGCTAATACCGAAAGGAATGCCTAACTCGAGTTTTAAGGTAATTCCTTTTTTTGTTATCTTAATATTGATAACTTTTAATGAAATTGTCATTCTATCCTCCTTTCCATTTTGTAATCTTTCTTGATTACATACTAATTGTATCATACTACCTAGGTAGTTGTCAAGCATAAAATAAAAAGTTTATGTAAAAAGTAAAAGAACTTATTCAAGGTAATTAACTGCCTCGATAAGTTCTTCAATATCTTTATGTGTATAAACTTTATCGGTAATATCCTTACTTGCATGACCTAGTATTCTTTTGATACATAATTTATTAGCAGGTGTTCTATCCATCATTGTAGCAAAAGTATGTCTTGTATCATGTGGTCTATGTTTTTTATCCATCTCTAATTGTTCAATAATCTTTTCAAATTTTTCATGATAGAAATTCCAATAAAGCATTTGTTTATGTTCATGATTAAAAATTAAGTATTCACTTCCAACCTTGATAGCATCATCATACCATCTTTTAACAAGAGGTAATATTCTGTTATGTAGAGGGATAACTCTATCTTTACCTGCTTCTGTTTTAGAACCACCTCGCATATATTTTTCTTCTAGGTGAACATTTTCTATTTTTATATCCAAAAGTTCACCAACTCTCATTCCTGTATAAATAAGTATCAATATGCAGTCAATAAAGTCCATTCTAGCGACATTTTTCCAAAACTTGTCTATTTCCCACTGCTCGAATGGAATTCGCTCTAATTTGGTCGTTTTTTTGCCTATATCAATGTATTCAGAATATTTTCTTACATTCATATCATTTTTAATAGCATAATCATACATTTGATGCCATAATATTTTAAATGCCTTTTTTGCCGACCATTTTTCACCCATACCATCAACAATTGCTTGTAGGTGATTGATTTTAACATCAACAAAAGGTAAATCTTGTATATCTTTACAATAGTTCCAGCACATATCATATACTTTTGTAGTCTTGTAGGCAATTTTTGGATATTTTTCATCTTGCCACTTAGCATGAAGTTCTGAAACTGTTATTTTTCTTACATCTATGTCATAAGGATTTTCATTAAACAGTGCTAATTCTTGTAATGCTTTTGTTCTTGTTTCAAAGTATCCAACAATCTTTCTGATTTGAACACCATTTTCATCATATCCTACTGTTTTTCTTACAATATATGGTTTTCTTCTATTCCCTGATAATTTTTGAATAGAACCATATCCATTAGGTAATTTCATTTATCAAAAATGCCTCCTTTTCTTGTATTTTTCTTGTATTTTTGATATAATGAAATAGAAAAATCCATAACATTATATCTTATATTTTGTTTTTAGTTTGTCTGACTAAATGTGATTTTTCATTTTGACTTACTGTTCAAGCAGTAGGTCTTTTTTTATGCCTGTTTTGATTTAACAATTTCAATAATTTTAGTGATACCCCATTTTATAGGAACATAGAATAAATATTTAAAAATTAAATAATATGAATAGAAAAATACAAAATATAAAATGTTACAAATTAAATAATCACTTACTTTCCAACTTGTAGTAAAATATTTTCCTTTTCCAATTTTATTAACAGTTCTAATTCTTGTACCCATAAATTTATCTCAACTTTCTTCTTACTTCAACTGCTACACCAATTATTTTGACTGGTTTGGTCATAATTTCATATTCATCAAAGTAGTAAGGCTCATATTCATTGTTTAACGGTTTTAAAATTATGCTTTTTTCTTGCTTCACAACTCTTTTAAAAGTAGCATCATCACCATTAACCATAACAACACAATCATCACCTGAATTGCAATCACTTTGTTGTCTTATTATAATAATATCACCTGTTTTATAATCAGGATACATACTATCACCATCAATTTTTAATGAAAAGTAATTATTACCATCTCTTAACATTGATGCAGGAATTTCTTCGTATCCAATTATATCTTCTATTGCTTCAATAGGAACACCAGCAGGAACTTTACCAAGTATTGGTATCTTTACAGTTTTGGTTGTTGTTTCGATGTATCGTGCATTATCAATTGTTATATTTGTTAAATCTTCTTTATTATCAGGAAACCATTCTCTATCCATATCTACATCGTATCCCATTAACCATGCTTCACTGACATCAAGTGCTTTTGCAATGATATAAAGTTTATCTTGTTTTGCTTTATATGTACCCTTTAGATAATTGCAAATTTGTGCTTTTGATATTTTTGTCTTATTTGCTAAGTCGATGGGTCGCATATTATTGTAATCGAGTGCCTTTTTTAATCTGTTGGCAAAGGTATCCTCTAACATTTATATCAACCTCCTCTAATATTATTATAAACAATAGTTAAGAAAAAAGCAACAAAACTTTAAATAAAAAATAAAAAAATTAAAAAAACTTAACTAAAATTATTGACAGTTAAGAAAAAATATACTATACTTTATTTAGGTTAAGAAAATATTAACCCGAAAGGAGGATAGTATGAACTTTGATTATTCCAAAATTAAAGGAAAAATAAGGGAGTTAGGTTTAACACAAAGTGAATATGCAAAGTATATTGGTATAACTGAACAAACATTGAATTTGAGATTTAAAAACAAAAGACCATTTACACAACCAGAAATGGCAATGACTATGCACTTATTTAATGAACCTATTGAAAATGTAAGAATATATTTTTTTACGCAAAAAGTTAAGGAAAACTTAACTAATATTTAGTCAGACAAACTAAAAACAAAAAACAAATTATAAGAAAGGATTTTTTATGAAAAAGATAACAATTAAACAAGCATCAGAATTGATGCATAAATCACCACAATTTATAAGAGTGGGATTACAAACAGGGAGGTTACCATTTGGTTCAGCAGTAAAGGTAAAAGAAAGATGGAATTACATTATTTATCCTGATATGTTTTATCAATATTTAGGAATTAAGGAGGTACAACATGACTAGAAGAAGATTAAAACCATGGGTAAAACAATGTTTAGTTGGTTTAGGAATAGGTGTTGTAATTCTATTATTTATAGCAATTGGAAATTATTTTGATAGAGAAATGGAAGAACATATTGAAAGAGTTTCAAAAGAGTGTGCTTCACAAGGATATGGTATAACTGCCAAATATACAAAAGAGGGGGATAAATACTATGTCTGCAAAAAGTAAAAGTCAAATATCAGAAGTAATAGGTTTACTTAGAAAGCAAGGATATATAACTTCTTATGAAGCAATTGAAAAATTTGGTGCAACTAGATTATCAGGAATAATATTTATTTTACGAGAAAGAGGTTTTGGAATAGAAACTGAAATGGTTCAAGGCAAAAATAGGTATGGTCATTCAACAAATTATGCCATCTATCGCCTTACAAAAGATTTAAAAGATGAGGATGGTGAAAATTTATGATTTTTAAATTATTAGAATTATTTGGAACAATTATTTTAATTATGTTGGGGGTATTTATTATAGCAATCTTGGGAAAAAAGATGTGGCAAGAGTTTAGAAAATGAGGTGATACTATGGCAGAAAGAAGAATGTTTACAAAGAAAATCACCGATAGTGATGCATTTATAGAATTATCAAGTTCGGCACAAGCATTATATTTTCATCTTAATCAAGGTGCAGATGATGATGGCTTTAATAATCAAATTCAAAATGCAATGTTTAAATCACATTCTACAATTGATGATTTAAAAGTATTAATGCTAAAAAATTTTATCATTAGATTTGATAGTGGAGTTATTGTTATAAAACATTGGAGGATGCATAATACTCTAAGAAAAGATAGATATACACCTACGAATTTTCAAGAAGAATTAAAATGTTTAGGTATTAAAGATAATGGTTCTTACACTTTGTGTGATGATGGTTGCCATTTGGTTGCCAAAAGGTTGCCACAGGATAGTATAGGTAAGATAAGTATAGATAAGGATAGTATAGATAAGGATAATATATCTACTGCATCTAATGATGCAAAAGCAATTGTTCCTAGAAACGAAAATCAAAATAAATTTAATTTAGAATTTGAAAAATTATGGGAAATATATCCAAATAAAAAAGGTAAAGCAAAGGCACTTACTAAATATATATTATCAAGAAAAAAAGGAACAACATACGAACAAGTCTATGCTGGGATAAATAATTATATTGAATACATTAAAAAAAATAAAATATCTTCGCAGTACATTAAGCATGGTGATACTTATTTTAATAATCAATGTTGGTTAGATGAATACAAAGATACAAAAGTTTCAAAGAACAATAATGATGAACAATGGGATTTATTAAAAGGAGTTTATGATGGAACAATCAAAGTTAATTAGTTGTGTCATTGCTAAATTAAAAATAGCATATCCTTATTATTTTAATAAATTATCAAAAGAAGATTTTGTTGGAATGGTTACTATGTACCAAGAATATCTTGGTAATCTAAATCCAAATGCTTTAATGATGACTTTAAAAAAAATAATAAAGAAAGAAGAATATATGCCATCTATACCGACAATTTTAAATACTTACAGAAAAGAAGCCTGTTCGTATTTTATTGAATTGATAAATAACACTGATGCAGATGTAGAAGATAAAAAATATTTAGAAAGTATGGCAGAATGGTATTCACTGCAAGAAGATTATCCAAGTGATTTTTTAAAAAGAATTAATGAATTGGAACAAATAAAATTAAAAAGTAATAAAAAGGAGGCTTTACCTTATGACAATTAAAGAATTATCACAATATCATAATGTTAAAATTGAAATTCAACAAATAAAAGATAACATTGAAGAAATCGAAACTACAATAATTGGTTCTTCTAAAATTACAGGTATGCCGATGATGTCAAGTGGTAATAATAGCAATCCTACTGAAAGAATAGGAATAAAATTAGCAAAATTAAAAACCACATTAGAAAATAAAAAAGATAAGTTGCTTGATGAGGCAACTAAAATAGAAGAATTTCTAAATACTGTTGAAGATGGTGAAATTCGTATTATTATTAGAAAAAGATTTTTAGAGGGTAAAACATGGAAAGAAGTAAGCAAAGATATTATTGCTGATAGGTCAACCCCATACTACAAATTAAAAAAATATTTAAAAGGGAGGTCTGCATCAGATGATAAAAATAAAAAGAGCAATTGATTTGTTTAGATTAGACAAATTTCAACTAATTAAAAAGATAAATACTCTTGAATTAGAAAACTCTGTTTTAGAATAAACAATAAAAGATGAATTATATAAAATATTCATGGATAAATTAAGAGAACCCCAAGAATTAGATAGAGTAAAAAAAGAAAATAAAAATTTGAGAAGTAAAGTCAAAACTCTAAAAGCATTGTTAAAGGGTGATACTGATGGAAAGTGAGATTTTGAGTATTGAAACTGTTCAAAAATTAGCAAGATTAGAAAAAGTAGAAATTGAAAATAGGCAATATGAAAAAATAATATGTGATTTTGATAGAGAGGTAAATCGTTTATTTAATATTATTAAAGATGCTTATGAATACTTAGATAAAAAAACACTATGTTTCAAAGATGATAAAGATATTTTAAAAAGAATATTATCAAAAGGTTTAAGCAATGAGGTTGATAATGTTGAAAGTATATCAAGATAATTTTAATAATTCACTTTCTAATAATAGTGATAATGAATTCACTAAAAAATTGAGGGCTTTGAAAAAATATTGCCCACAAGCATATAAATTTGTCATATTCAAATTTAAAGATACTTACTTGAATGTTGAAAATGGTGAGTATTCAATAAATCTACCGACATCTAAGGAATTTAAGTTTGTTTATGGTCAAATAAAATTAATATATCGAGTAAAAAACAAAGGTATAAAATTTATTGATTTAGAGCCATCAGATTTCTTTATAGATGGATATAGATTTGATTTAGAGGTATATAAATCAATATATTATAGAAATGCAAAAGATAAATTCAAAATAGATTTAATGCTAGAAATGAAAAAAGGAGGAAAAATAAATGAATGAAAAATTAAGAAAGATTATAAATCATTATGGCATGGATAAACAATTGAAATATTTTCAAAGTGAAGTATTTGAATTAAATGAGGCAATTATAAAAAGAAGAAATACAGGAGTAATAGAAAGTATTGCCATAGGAATAACTAATGCAGTAGCACCATTACTAAATATAAAAAATGTTGATTATTCAAAAGAACATATCAAAGAAGAAATTGCAGATGTTATGGTTATGTTAAAGCAATTTCAGTTATATTATGATATTCCAACAGAAGATATAAAAGCAATTATGAAAAATAAAGTTGATAGACAACTAGAAAGGATTGAATATGAACCTAAGCATGGAAAAGAAGAATAAGATTAAAAACATTGGTATAGCAATAGGAATATTATTGTTCTTTGCGATTACTTGTTTAATAATTTATGAAGCAATAGACTTTGCTAATGATTATAGATGCAGTAATTTACCATTAAATGAGTTTTTTCAAGATGAAAGTTGTAAAAAATATTGGAGGTATGAAAAATGATAGAAGATAAAGAAATGGAATATGTAAATGTTCCAACATATATAGAAAAAGCAGTAAAAAAATTATTTAAACTAAAAAATACTGAAAAAGAATTGGCAATGCAAATAAAGGACTATATGTCAACTCATGATATTCCATTAGAAACACCTTTGCAATTATTAAAATATATTCCAAAAGAAAATGTTGATGAAAACCAAATGAAAATAAACTTTGAAACTGGGGAGGTTGAACAAAATGGTTAAATACATTTGTTTAGCACCAAGTAAAGAACAATTTAATATAAAAGGTGAAAGTTTAGGCATGAGTGGTGAAAGAGCATTATATTATTCTACCGATATTGGGAAGCATCGTATATATAGAAGTTGCTATCCACTAGAACCATATATATTTAAAGACAAGGATATTAATGAAAAATTAGAATTGTTATATTTTAATACTTCAATAGAAGCACAAAGATTATGCGATGAAATAAATAGTGTATATGGTGATGATTTTATAGTAAAAGAGGTGAATGTTGATGAAGAATAACGAATTTATTGATTTATGTGTATCAAAATTAGTTGAATATGTGAACTCTAATTTGGATAAAAGTGATGATTTAATAAATATTACAAAAGATTGTGTATTTGTAGTTTGGAGTTGTAAAACATTACAAAATAATAAGGCATTATTAAGTACAACATTATCAGATGGAATGTATTATGAATTTACATATAACGGTGATAAAAAAGAACTATATCTTGATGCTTACAAAAAATGGCAAAATATCTGCTATAAGATTGATTAAATGAGGACTGCTTATGAGTAGAACATTTAGAGTAAACTTTGGTAGAAAGACTGTAAGACCATTTGAGGCACATGATATTAATAATATGCTTGTATTATGTAAAAAAACAAGAAATCAAGCAGAATTAGACAACAATGAAGAACAAAGGTATTTATGGGATAGAAATTATATGATTTTAGTTATTGGAATGAATTTGGCTTTTAGGATAGAAGATATACTTCAATTAAGAGTTGATAATTTTAAAAATGGTGGTGTTTATACAAGAGAATTTAAAACTAATAAGGAACAGTCATTTGAACTGCATCCATCACTATACAAGGATATTCAAGGCTATATCAATAGAAATGAGTTAATAGATGGTGAATACTTATTTAAAAGCAGAAAAGGTGTAAATAAACCAATTACTCGGCAAAGAGCATGGCAGGTAATAAAACAACTTGCTGATGCAGTTAAAGTGTCATATCCTGTTGGATGCCACTCGTTAAGAAAATACTTTGCTAGGCAATATTATGAAAAAACAGGTGATATTATTGGCTTGAAAGAAATGTTAAATCATTCTAGCGAAAGAGTAACACTTTTATACATTTGTTGGAATACAGATGATAAAAATGAAAAAAGAAAGAACTTTTATTTAGGTAGTTAGGTGGTATGCATTAGCATATCACTTCACTTAAACCTATACAATTTTACAAAATGAAAAGTTGTAAATTCAACAAAAAAATAGCACTTTCCTGACAACAGGAAAATGATTATAAAATCTAGGTAAAATTAAGATTTTAATATAAAAAAATGAATTTAACAGAATTATGTCATTTTGTTAAATTCCTATATATACGATTGGAGGTTTGAAATATTGGAAAAATATAGTGATGTGAAAGAGTTTATTGATAACTACAAGGAAAAGATAGCAGATGATTTTGATAATATTGAAGATTATTATTTAATACTAAGAATTGGTCAAATGTATAGAGAGTTAGAACAGGTTAAATTATCTTATGAAAAGTTATTGAATACTGAAAAAGGTGATATTGTTAAAGTTATGTTTCAAGCAAGACAGAGTTTATATAATGCAAGAAGTGGTTATTCTAGAAAACAAGAGTTAATTTATGGTATTAATAGTGCAATAAAAGAATTAAATAAAATTTTAACTTTAAAGGAGGAAGAAAATGACAATTAGATTTGTTTTAAAAAATGGTAAAGAAATTGATATGAAATGTAAAGAATTTTCTTCAAACACCAACCAATTAACTGGAAATGGTATGATAAGCAGTTATGAAGCAAAAGGAATTACAGAAAACAAAATAATAGGAATAGATTTTTCAGAAATAGTTGCAGTTTATAGATTGATGACTGATGAAGTAGAGGATGGTGTAAAGGATGATAACAAAAATTCTAAATAATTATTTTAATGAATTATTTAAGAGAAATTTAAAAAGAGAAATTGTTTTAAGATTTAATTTAGATATAAAATTTGAAGAAGAAAAAAATGGTATGTGTTATTTGTATTTAAAACCAAAAAAATATCAAAATTATACACTATTCCTTGATTGGCATAAAGGCGACAGTTTAAATCATTTAATAAATTTACAAAAGATTGAAATAAACTATATACTAAAAAAATTAAAAAATATGACAGATGATGATTGGAATTAGAAATATGATTGATATTGTTGATATTAAAAATGCAAAATATTTAGAATTTTATTCAAATGATGGATGCATTTATTGTAAAAATAAAACTACTGATGAGGTGGTGCTTGTCGCAGAAGATGAAAAATATAAAATTTTAAAAAAGGAATATTTAGATTTTCAAAAGTGGTATAGAGAAGAAAAAAACAAAAATATAAAGCAAAAAGAAATTGTAAATCAACTAATTAATGCTATAAAAACTAAATTAAAAAACTCTGATAATTATGAAATGGGATTAGAAAATAGTAGTTATAAAGATAGATTATTTACTGAAACATATATTGAATTACAAGTTGTATTAGATAAATTAAAGGAGGTAACAGATGAAATCTAATGAATTTAAACAAGATTTATTAAAATTAATAAAAAATAATCCTAATTTAGATGTTGTTTGTATGTGTTCAACTGATGAATTAACTGATGAATATTCATATTTATATTTAGCAAAGTTATCTTGTTCTATTTGTTATATTTATGAATATGAAGATAGAATATTCTTAGATAAAGAAGAAATGACAGAATATTTATGTGATATTCATGATGGCGATGCAGAATATTTAGATTTAGATGATGATGAATTTGAAATTACAATGCATACAGAAGCAGATAAATATTTTAAACAAAAAGCAATTGTTATATATGCTAGAAGTTGTTAAATAATGAATAAAAATAGTTTTAAAGACCAATGTGATATTTGTAATAAATTTGACTATTTAAAAAGTTTTGATAATAAATGTTTATGTTCTGAATGTTATAAAAAGTTAAATATTAAAAATAATCAAAAAATAATAAAAAAAGAGCAAAAACAATTAAATCTATTTAATTTTAGTTAAAAACTTTCACATTTTTCACATACAAACAATGATATAATGTATTTGTACAATTATGAGTAAAGGCGACTGTATGCAGTTGTCTTTTTTTGTGTTGGAGGTGATGCAATGTTAAAGAGTTGTAGCAGGTGCGGGAAAATACATGATTTTAATAAGCAATGTTATGTAAATAGACAGGTAAGAGGTACATCAACTGCTGATAAATTTCGTAAGACTTATAGATGGCATCAGAAAAGTTTAGATATTAGAGAACGAGATAAAAATTTATGTAGGGTTTGTATAGCAAATATCTTTGATACACAAACGATTTATAACTTTGATAAGTTAGAAGTTCATCATATAATTCCACTAGAAGAAGATAGTACAAAAGGATTAGATGATGATAACTTAATTACACTATGTTGTTATCATCATAAACTTGCTGACAAAGGAATAATACCAAGATATATTTTAACTAAATTATTAGATGAAAACTGTAATTTAGAAGCAATAAGAAGTGAGGTAACCAACCGAAAGTACCCCCCTACCTTTTAAAATTGATTTTTTTAATTTAATTCGAAACCTACCTGCCACCTAAAAGTGTAAAAAATGCCCAAAATGAAAAAATCCATCAATTGTTGATAAGTTTGGAGGTGATAGATATGGGTAGACCAGCAAAGGCAATTGATACTAACTCACAAAAAATGAGTAAACAAGAAAGAAAAGCAAGAGAAGAAAATGAAAAAAAGTTAAGGGGTAACAATGATAAGATAAAACCTTTTTCTTATCTTACTAAAAGACAGAAAGCAATCTTTAAAGATATTCTTAAGAACTTGAACCCTGATATATTAAGTAATTTAGATACATACTTACTAAATCAAACTGCAATTACTATTGAAAGACTTGAAAGCATTGAAAAGGAAATAAATAGTGCAGGTGAATATGATTATATTGACAAGAATAATAAAAATCAAAAGGGGTACAGTTTAGATGCAAAAACTATCATAAATTTAAAGTCAGTTAGAGATATGTATTCTAAAGACTTTTTTAGATGTTGTAATGAATTGTCATTATCACCACAAGCAAGAGCAAAAATATCTATTAATACTCAACCTACAAAGAAGAAAACATTAATGGATATCTTGAATGATGAAGATGATGACAATGAAGAATAATATTTTAGAGAATCATCCAAGTTATATTTATGCAAAACAGATAGTTGATGGAACAATAAAGCCATCACCATTATTTTTTGAATTAAATGGTGAAAAGAAGTTTATACCTCCTAAATATGTAAAAAAGCAGTGTAAGATATTTTTAGATATCGCAGATGATAAATCTAGCAAGTATGTTATAAATGTTAGTAGAATTAAAAAGATTGATAAGATACTTAAAATATTGGTAATGGCAAAAGGTATTAAAGTTGGTAAAAAGATTTACGATGCACTTGCAGGATATCAATGGTTAATAATTGTTGCTAGTTTATGTACAGTTTATCGTGATGATAAAACAAGAAGAAGATATGAAACAATCATATTAGAAATATGCAGAAAGAATGGTAAAACATTTATAGTTGCACTTATGGTTTTATTATTATTTTATTTAGAACCTAGATACTCACAATTTTATTCAGTTGCTCCAGATGGTGCATTAGCAAAAGAAATTAAGAAAGCATTAGAACCACTTATAAAAGCCAATACAGAAGTTTTTGAAGATGGTGAGTTTAAGATATTAAGAGATTGTATAAGGCATACTCTAACAGAATCAATATATACCCCATTAAATTATTCTAAAGATAGAATGGATGGAAAAGAACCAAATGTATTTGTTGCTGATGAAGTAGGAGCATTGCCAAGTGATTATCCAATAGAAGCGATGAGGTCAGGGCAGTTATTAGTTATAAATAAGTTAGGTTTCATTATATCAACTAAATACCCAACTGTTGATAATCCTATGGAAACAGAAGTAAGTTATGCAAAAAAAGTATTAGATAATACTTTACCTGTCCCTGATGAAACTGTATTTGCCTTACTATATGAACCTGATGAAACTAAAAACTGGACTACTGATGATAACATTATTTTACAATCTAACCCATTAGCAATTGAAGTTGAAAAAATATATAAAGATTTAATTTCTAAAAGAAATAAAGCAATTGAGATGGAAAGTAAACGAGAAAACTTTTTAACCAAGCATTGTAATATTATATATCAAGGTGCAGGTACTGAAAGTTTTATAGATGTAACAGAAGTTCAAAAATGTAAAGTTGATAAAATTGAGTGGGCAGGAAAAGAAGTTTATATTGGTGTCGATTTATCTATGTCGAATGATAACTGTTCAGTTGCAATGACAAGTAATGATGATGATGTAATATTAGCAGAAGCAATATCATTTATACCTGAGGGTAGAATTGAAGAAAAAAATCAATTTGAAAAAATCAATTATAATGAATTTATAAATGCCATGAAATGTATCGCCTGTGGTGATAGAACAGTTGATTACAAAGTTATAGAAGATTTTGTTTTTGCAATAGAAAATAGATATGATGTAACAGTTATGGCAATTGGTTATGATAGATATAATGCTTTATCATCTGCTCAAAAATGGGATGAAAAATATAATACTGTTCAAATAAGACAACACTCTGATACACTTCATCCACCTACTAAATTATTGTACGAAAAAATAATGGATGGTAAGTTTAAATACGAAGAAAACAAATTATTAGAAATAAACTTTCAAAATGCTAGATGTGTATATGATACAAATATGAATAGATATGTTAATAAGAAAAAATCAAATGGTAAAATAGATATGGTAGTAGCACTTATTAATAGTATTTATTTGTTACAACAAGAAGTATTTCTTGAAAATGGAAACTTTTTTGTTCAGGTTGCATAACTTTCACACTTTTCACACTCTATTAATGATATAATGTATAGTAGATAAGTATAAATGAGAAGCAAACAGAAATGTTTGTTTTTTTCGTGTTATAGAAAGGAGGTATCACAATGTCAATATTTACTAGGTTTTTAAAACGAGAAGAAACACAAAATGTTGAAGTTACTGATGAAAACACATCAGAAGCAAATAATGATTCACCCCAAGATTTACTTTTAAAAAGTTTATTAAGAGGCGAAAAAATCACAAAAGAAAAAGCATTGTCAATACCTGCTATTTCTAGTGCAGTTGATAGAATTTCAAATTCAGTTGCTATCTTACCAATTAAAATGTATAAAAAAGTAATTGATGAAAATGGTATAGAATCAGTTGAAGAAATTAAAGATGATATACGATTAAAAATTTTAAATATTCAAACAGGCGATTTACTTAATCCATTTAACTTAAAAAAATCAATAGCATACGATTATCTTACTGATAAAGGTGCTTATATTTACATTGAAAAAGAAAGAAATGATTTTAAATCATTGCGATATGTTGAACCTGATTATGTTTCATTTCAATCAAATTATGACCCAATATTTAAAGATGTTAAATATAATGTTTATGGCAAAGATTATGAAATGTATGATTTTTTAACAGTTGTAAGAAACACAACATGTGGTTATAAAGGAACAAGTGCCATTGAAGAAATATCAAATTCAATAGAAACTGCTTTTACTACTATAATGTATGAATTAGGATTAGTAAAAAAAGGTGGTGCAAAAAAAGGTTTTCTTACTGCTACTAGGAAATTAGGAAAAGATGAAATTAAATTATTAAAAGATGCTTGGAATAAGTACTATGGTGGCAACAATGAAGAAAATGTAATTGTATTGAATGATGGTATTGATTTTAAAGAGGGTGCAAGTTCATCAGTTGAATTACAAATGAATGAGCGAAAGAAAACCTTAAAAGATGATATTAATGATGCATTTCATATTTCTTCTAATTATAGTGATACTATCAAGGATGCAGTAATGCCAATTATAAGTGCAATAGAAACAGAATTAAATAATCATTTCTTATTAGAAACTGAAAAAGATTCTTATTATTTTGCATTTGATACCAAAAAGATTACAAGGGGTTCATTAAAAGAAAGATATGAAGCATATAAAATTGCATCTGATACAGGTTGGATGACAAAAAATGAAATTAGATGTGAAGAAGATTATGATTCGATTGATGGACTAGATGTTGTAAGTATGAATTTAGCAAATGTTTTATATGATGTTAAAACTAAAAAGTATTATACCCCTAACACAGGTTCAGTAATGAACATAGAAAAAGGAGGAGGTGAAAGCAATGAAAATTGAAGTAAGAAATGATAAGGTTATCATAGATGGATATGTAAATGCAGTTGATAGATTTTCTAAAATTCTTTACGATAAACGAGGGCAATTCGTAGAAAAAATAATGCCATCAGTTTTTCGTAGAGCATTAGAAAAAAATGATGCTATTAAAGTTCTTTTAAATCATGATTACGATAAAGAATTAGCAAATACAAAAGATGGTAGTGCTAATCTTTATGAAGATAACATTGGTTTAAGAGCCATTGTTGAAATAACTGATGCTGATGTTATAGAAAAAGCCAAAAAGAAAAAATTAAGAGGTTGGTCTTTTGGATTTGCTTGTAACAAAGATGAAGAAGTTGTTAATAATAGTGGATTAAGAGAAAGAAGTGTAAGAGATATTGATTTATTTGAAGTATCAATTATAGATGATAAAAAGATACCCGCTTACATAGGCACTAGCATAGAATTACGAGATGGCAACCCAACTGTTGTAGAATATAGAGATGAAGAGTTTGAAAATGACTCTTTTTCTTATGAAAAAGAAAATGAAGAACCAACACCAAATTTTAGTGATATGACTGCATCACAAAAGAGAGAAGTTTTAAATAGTGCTTATAGGCAATTATTTAAAGATGGTTGGTTAGAGGATTATGATGATGAATTTGTTTATGGAACAATTCAAGATGGTAGCCAATTGTATAAGATGCCTTATTCAATAACTGATGGAACAGTTAATATTGATAGCAATAATCAAGTTAAAGTTGTTCGTGGAGGTTATAAAGAAATAAGGTCAGATGAGGAAGTGCCTGAACAACCACCAAAAGTGGATGGTAAAAAAATAGATTACTCAAGTTATGAGAATGTTCTAAAAGAACTTAAAGGAGGAAAGTAAAATGAATAAGAAAAGTTTAGAAGAACAAAAAAATGAGAAAGTAACTCAAATGGATAAGTTACTAAATGATGTAAAGACAGAAGAAAGAGCATTTACAGAAGATGAACAAAAACTATTTGATGAATTAAAAACACAAATAGAAGCAATTAACAACACTATGAAAGCATTTGAAGATAGTAGAGAGTTAGTTGATGATGAAAAGAAAGAAGAAGATAAAAAAGAGGAGGAAGAAAACATGGATGAAGAAAAAAGAGCATTAGAAATTGAACAAAGAGATATTGAAAACTTTGCTAAATTTATCAGAAATGAAGTATTGAATGAAGAAAGAGCAGAAACAGGTAGTCAATTCACTACTGGAGCAAATGGTGTAATTGTTCCAACAACAATTGCAAATAAAATTATTATGACTGCTCATAATATGTCACCTATCCTAGATAAAGCCACTAAATATAATACGAAAGGTAATTTAGAGATTCCTGTTTATGGTGCTAATAATGGTGAAGATATCACAGTTGCTTATGGTGAAGATTTTACTGAATTAGTAGAAAAAGCAGGAAAATTTACATCAGTAACTTTAAAAGATTATTTAATTGGTGCTTTAGCAAAAATTGGTAATTCTTTAATTAATAATACTGATATTGATTTGGTAAATGTTGTTATCAATATTATTGCTGAATATGTAAAATTATTCCTAGAGGGAGAAGTATTAAATGGTACTACTGATAAGATTACTGGATGTAGTGGTATTCCTGCTTCACAAACAGTTGAATCAGAAGTAGCAGGTGTTATCTCTTATGATGATTTAGTAAAGGTAAAAAATAAAGTTATTCAATCATTCAGAAAAGGTTCTATTTGGGTTATGAATCAAGATACTCAAACAGTTCTTGAAACAATGAAAGATGGTAATGATAGACCAATCTTTGTACCAGACCCAACTGGTGAATTTGATGGTATGGTTCTAGGATATCCTGTTTATGTTTCAGATAATAAAGAGGGTATTGCAGAAGGTAAATCTCCAATCACATTTGGTAACTTTAGTGGTATTGCTTTAAAAACATCTAAATCTCTTGAAATTCAAGTTTTAAGAGAAAAATATGCTACTCAACATGCAACAGGTGTAGTTGCTTGGTTAGAGTGCGATGCTAAAATTGAACATCTTCAAAAATTATCTAAATTAACTATCAAAGCAAAAACAATCTAGGAGATAATTTATGTATCTAGTAAATAAAGGATTTGCTAATAGTCAAATATCTGCATCAAAGGGCAAGGTTATTGATATTAAAGATAAATCTTTAGCCACTGCCCTTGAAAGTGCAGGATTTGTTACTCCTTATTCTGAAAAAGCAATGTCTAATAAAGAAATGGAAAAAACTATCAAAGATTTAACAAAACAACTAAATGATAAGGATAGTGAAATACAAACTTTATCAAATAGAATTGCTGAATTAGAAGAAGAATTAAATTTAAAGTCAGAAGAAAATACTGATGATGAAAATAAAGATAATTTAGATAGTGGCGAAGAGTCAAGTGAAGATAATAAAGATAGTGAAGCATCAGATGATGAAAATAAGGGTGATGGTTCAAACCCTGATGATAAATCAAATAAAGAACCAAAAACTGATAAAGAGTAAGTAATTTCGTTTGTTCAGGCGACTCCATGAAAGGAGAAATAGTTATGGTTACTAAAGTTAGTGAAATAACAGTAGATAGTTTAAAAAACTATTTACGATTATCTGATATTACAGAAGAAGATAAAAAATATCTTGAAACAATAATAAAAGTTGCTATTGATTATATTAAAAATAATACAGGATTGAGTGATAAAGAATTAGAACAATATAATGATTTAGTTATTGTTGTTTATGTTTTATGCCAAGACATGTACGATACAAGAACTTATTATGTTGATAATAATAATGTCAATAAAGTTGTTCAATCTATACTTGATATGCATTCAAGGAATTTACTATCATGAGTAATACTGTTAAAAATGCAGGTAAATATAATAAATTAATTGAAATTGTTAGTATTAAAAGTATTAAAGATGATGATGGTTTTGAAATTCCATCAGAAGTGTCCATATTAAAGACTTATGCTAGTGTAAAGACCACTAAAGGTTATACATTAATTCAAAATAATTCAGATTTTGAAAAAGCATATACTAATTTTACAATTAGATATCCTGCTAATATTGTGATTACAAGAGATATGAAAATAAAATTCAATGGTAAAACTTATTCTATTGAATATTTAAATAATATTAACGAAGATTCTATTGAATTAGAAATACAAGCGAAAGTTGTTGATAAGTAGTGGCACACTTCAATCAAGAATTGCCAAATGACTTAATAAAAGAATTTGAGGAATTGGCAATAGCAACACCTAAAATGATGGGTGAAATGACAAAGGCAGGTGCAGAAACAGTTGCAAGAATTGTTAAAAATAACATGTCAAAGTCATTTAAAAAAACTGATAGATTAAGTAAGTGCTTATTTGTTTCAAAAACATATAGAACACCATCAGATGATGGAATCAATAATAAAGTTATGATTTATGGTTATTTGGATGCTGAAAAAAAGCATCCTGCTCCATTAGTCGCTATGGCAAGGGAATATGGAACAAGTCATGGTGAAGCAAAGAAACCTTTTTTTAGAAAATCATTTAAAAAAACTGATATTGAAAATGCTATGAAACAAAAAGAAAAAGAATACTTACCAAAAGGATGATTAGATTATGAATAATGAAATAGAAAAAATATTAGATGAATTTAAGGTAGATAATAAGAAAATACCATTTGCATTTTTAAGATATAGAGGTAAATCTAAAACATATATAACATATATGGAAATTGAAAATAATCCTTTATTATGTGGTGATGATGCACCAATTTATAGTGCTTCATCATTCGATTTTGATATTTATAGTGATGGCAATTATTTAACAATTGTTTCAGAGTTAAAAAAAGTTATGTTAGAAAATGGTTTTATATGGATAGAAGATAGTATTGATATGTATGAAGAAGATACAGGACTTTATCATAAAACTATAACCTTTGCTAAAGAGAGGAGAATTTAAAATGGCAAGAATTGGTTTAAAGAATTTTAGATATTCATTATTAGATGAAAATGAAAAAGTTAAAGAACCTAAAACACTAGGTAAAGCAATAGATTGTAAAGTATCTCTTGAATTAAATAGTGCTGAATTATATGGTGATGATGGACTTTGTGAAAGTGATTACACTTTTAATAAAGGAACAGTAACAATTACTGTTGATGATGATGATGACACTATTTTAGCACCTTTACTAGGTCATGCTATAAGTGAAGATGGTGAAATTGTTCGTAAAGATACAGATGTTGCTCCATATATTGCATTTGGTAGAATTTTAACAAAAATTGTTGGTGGTGTTTACAAATATAAAGTTGAATACTTATCAAAAGTTAAATTTAAAGATACTATGCCTGATGAAGCAACAAAGGGTGAATCGATTGAGTTTACTACTGTATCAATTGAGGGTTCTGTAATGAGAAAAACAGATGGTGAATGGTCTAAATCAAAGACATTCACAACTTATAAAGATGCTAGTGATTATTTAGATAGTTTATTAACTTCAACTACAAATAGTGCAAAAAGTACAACTAAATAGTATATAAATCTTTTCGAAGAAACAGTGAAAAAATCTGGTAGAAGAAAGGGTAAAGAACTAGAAATTATTATCTAGTCTTTACTCTTTTTTTTGTTATATAAGGAGGAATTTAAAAATGAAAGAAAAAGAAACAATGTTTACAGTTAATGGAAAAGAATATAAAGCAATATTTAATCTTAATGTTATGCAATCAATCCAAGTAGAATATGGAACATTTGAAAGTTGGGGAGAATTAACAGATGGCTTTGTCTATGATGAAAATGGCGAAAGAAAACTTAAATTAGATAGTGATGGTAACCCTATTATAAAGAAGATTAAAAATAAAAATGGCGAAGAGGTTGAAGTTGAAGTATACGAAACAAAGGAAGTAGACATAAAAGCATTGATTTTTGGAATTAAAGAAATGATAAATGAAGCCATTGATATTGATAATGAAAACAATCAATTAAATCAACCTTTATTAACTGAAAAACAAGTAGGTAGATTAATAACTGCAATGGGTATTGAAAAGGCAACAAGTAAATTAAATGAAACAGTTATTGAATCAACAAAGGATGATACCCCAAAAAACGAGTAGTCCACGAGGAAGAAAAGGATAAACCAATAGATTTCTCGTGGTTTTCATTTATAGGAGTTTGCAAGTTAGGATTTTCTGAAAAAGAAGTTTTTAGAATGACTTTAAGAAAGTTCAATAAATTGTGGGAACATTACAAGTATTATCACGATATAGAAAAGAGTACAACTTATGCCCAATTAGAAAAAGAGCAATCAGAAGATGATGAATGGTTAGATTAGGAGGTGTAATATGGCAAGTTCATTTGGTGGAACAGTAAAATTAACAGGTGAAAGTGAATATATTAAGGCATTGCGAAACATTAATAGTAATTTAAAAGCAGTTAGTAGTGAATTAAAATTAACATCAACAGAATTTACAAATAATGGTGCTAAAATAGGCGATTTGCGAAGTAAAAATGATGCTTTAAATAAAAAACTACAAGAAGAGCAAAATGTTGTTAAAATATGCACAGAAGCCATCAAAAATTTTACTGAACAACAATCAAAAAATAAAACAGAAATTGATAAATTAAAAAATTCATTAAATAGTGAACAACAAACACTTGAAAAAATGAAAAATAGTACAACTGCAACAAGTTCAGAAATATCAAAACAGGAAAAGGTTGTTGCTGATTTAGAAAAAGAATTAACAAAAGCAGAAACAAGTTATGATAATAATAATAGAAAGATTAACGATTATAAAGTTAAGATGAATAATGCTAAAACTGAATGTAGTGATTTATCTAAAAAGATTCAAGATAATAATGCTATTTTAGATAAGGCAGGTAATAGTTTTGATAATGATGCTAAATCAATTAAAGATTTTTCTGATGAAGAAGAAAAAGCAGGTAAAAGTACTCTCACACTAGGTGATTTAATAAAAGGAAACTTAATTAGTGAGGGTATTATTGCAGGTATTAAAGGATTGGCTAGTGCTATGAAAACAGTTGGTTCTGCAATGATAGAAGTTGGAAAACAGGCAGTTAGTGGCTTTGGTGAATTTGAACAATTAGAGGGTGGTGTTCAAAAATTATTTGGTGATGATGTAAAAGATACTGTTATTAAAAATGCAAACGATGCTTTCAAAACTGCAGGTATGAGTGCTAACGAATATATGGAAACAGTAACTGGATTCAGTAAAAGCATGATAGTTTCTTTAAATGGTGATACCAAAAAAGCAGCCGAATTATCAGACCAAGCATTAAGAGATATGTCTGATAATGCCAATACATTTGGTACTGATATGCAATCAATCCAAAATGCTTATAGTGGTTTTGCTAAAGGTCAATTTAATATGTTAGATAATCTAAAATTAGGTTATGGTGGTACTAAAACTGAAATGGAAAGATTACTTAAAGATGCTGAAAAATTATCAGGAAAGAAATACGATGTTTCTAATTTTGCAGATATTACAGAGGCAATTCATCAAATTCAAGTAGCAAGTAATATTGCAGGTACTACACAAGCAGAGGCAATGGGAACAATTGAGGGTTCTATTAATGCAACAAAATCAGCATGGAGTAATTTAATTACAGGATTAGCGACTGATGGAGCAGATTTAAGCCAATTAGTAATGAATTTATTTTCTTCACTTGTTGGTGATGGAGATGGCAATGGAGGAGTTGTTAATAATGTATTAAAAGCAGTAGATAGAGTGGTTGATGGAGTATTTGATGCATTGCCTATAATATTAGATGGAATAGCAGAACAATTACCATCATTTCTTGATGCAGGAAGTAGTATTATTTCAAAATTAGTTCAAGGTTTAACTGAAAATATGCCTATGATAATGAGTTCAGTTATGGAAATAATTAATATGATTATATCAACGATAGTTCAAAATTTACCACAAATATTGCAAATGGGTATTCAAATGGTTGTTTCTTTGGTTCAAGGAATAGCAGAGCAATTACCAACTTTAATACCTGAAATGATTGATGCAGTAGTGTTAATGGTAGAAACATTGTTAAATAATATAGACTTGATTATTGATGCAGGTATTCAATTAATAATGGGACTAGCAGATGGGTTAATTACTGCCTTACCTGATTTGATTGATAAAATACCTGAAATAATAGATAAATTAATTGAAGCCATTGTTAATAATTTACCAAAACTAATTGAAGCAGGTATTACTTTAGTTATTAAATTGGCAGAGGGATTAATCCAAGCAATACCAAAATTAGTTTCGAAAATACCACAAATTATATCTTCATTAATAAATGGTATTGCTAGTTATTATGGAAAACTTGGAGAAATAGGTAAAAACTTGTTAGGAAAGGTAAAAGATGGAATTGCAAGTGGTATATCAGGTATGTTAGATATAGGTAAAAATCTTGTTAAGGGTCTATGGAATGGTATTAATAATGCCAAAGACTGGGTATTAGATAAGATTAAAGGATTTGGTAAATCAATTGTAAATGGCATCAAAAATATATTTGGAATTCATTCACCATCAAGAGTATTTAGAGATGAAATTGGTGTAAATTTAGCAAAAGGTATTGGTGTTGGTTTCCAACAAGAAATGTCAGATGTAAATGATACAATTCAAAGAGCATTGCCAACAGATTTGGATTTATCTACAAGAGTTAATTTAAGTAGACCAAATTCAGTATTTTCTTCTGATAATAGTAGAAGCAATCAATCACCTAGTAAAGTTGAAAATAATACTTATAATTTCTACTCTCCAAAAGATTCACCAAGCGAGTATGCAAGACAAATTAGAAAAGAAAAACAATATTTGGATTTGGTAGGTGCTTAATATGTCAAAGAAAATAGTATGTGAAAATTATTTAAAAGAAAGGATAACATTTGAATATAAGTTTCCTTTCTTTCTTAAAAGTGTTGATGGATTACATGAGGTATTAGGTGTAGTAGCAGGAATGAAAAGTGCTTATGCCATAGGTGAAAATTATATTGGTACAAGTGTAGAAAAAAGGAATATTATTATAAAAGGTGCAATTAGAGATGATGTAATTAATAATAGGCAAAAGTTATATCGTGCCTTTCCTTTAAAGTCAACTGGAATACTTTATTATTATGAAGATGGTTTAGAAAGAAAAATAGAATATAAAGTAGAATCTATTCAAATTGATAATAAAGGTTTACATAAGCAATTTCAAATATCTTTAATATGCCCTAACCCATATTTTACTGATTTAGATAAAACTATACTTCAAATGGCAACATGGTCGCCATGTTTTAAATTTGCATTAAAGATTCCCCATGATACAGGTATAAAGTTTGGTGTAAAAAACACAACTTCAATGGTTGCTATTCAGAATGATACTAATATTGAATTTGGTATGACTTTAACATTTACTGCAAATGATACTGTTATTAATCCATCTCTTTTTAATGTTGATACAAGAGAAGAAATGAAGATTGAAAAAACAATGGTAGCAGGAGATAAGATTATTGTAAATACATATAGACAAAATAAAAATATTACTTATATACCAGTTACTACTGGTGTAGAAGAAAATATTAATAATTTAATGGTATATGGTAGTAAGTTTTTACAAGTACATCATGGAAGTAATACATTTAGATATAATGCTGATACAGGTGTTGATAACCTCGAGGCAGTTATTGAATATGTAAACGAATATGAGGCAGTATAATGATAAAAGAATTTGATATTTATGTTTATACTAGGGATTTGGAACTCATAGGTATTATAGATTTTTTTAGTTCTTTAAGATGGCGAAGAAAATATTATGAAGCAGGTGAGTTCGAACTTCATATTCCATTAAATAGTCAAACAGAAAAGTATTTAAAAAAAGATAATCTTATTATAAGGGATGATGCCATAGAAGTAGGTATTATTGAAAGTTTTACTATAAATGATGCAGGTGATGATGGTGTTGAAGTTATAATTTATGGCAGGTTTTTATCAAGCATATTAGATAGAAGAATAATTAAAAGTAAAATTAACTTTAGTGGGAAGATATTGTTGGGTGAAAGAAAAATATTAAATGAAATGACACCTTTTTCTAAATTATTAATAAGTGAAGCAACACTAGATTCAGATAGTGTTGTTTTTCAAGTAAGTTATAAGAATGTTTATGAATATTTAGTTACTTTAGCAAAGATATCATCAATTGCTCATAGAATATCTGTCGATATTCCAAACAAGAAAATGATTTATGAAAATTATCAAGGATTAGATAGAACAGAAACACAATCAATTAATCCTAGATATGAATTTAGTGAAGATAAATCAAATATTGATGTTGCTGATTATACATATAGTGCTAAAACAGAAAAGAATTATGTTTTAGTAGGTGGGCAAGGAGAAGATAAAAATAGAATTATGGTAGAAGTTACAAGTGGAAATAATAAAGATTTTGATTTAAGAGAAACATTTGTTGATGCTAAATCAGAAAATCAAGGTGATTTAACACTTGCACAATATAAAGAAACTTTAAAAACTAAAGGTTCAGAAAAATTAGTTGAATCTACTGAAACACTTGAAGTAACAGTATATGCTGATGACTATAAAAAATTATGGGATTTAGGCGATATTGTAAATATTAAAAAAGAATCATGGGGTATTGTAATGAAACAAAGAATTACTGAAATAGAAGAAACCATTGAAAATAATAATCAAAAGATTTTTGCTACATTTGGAACACCATTTGTTGAAAATCTTACGATTAATAATTAAGGAGGAATGAGAAATGGAAGAATCAAGTTTTTTTAATGATGTAGATGGCGATAGAGTTTATTATGCAGAAGATTTTGCAGAATATTTTATCCCATTTTTTACAAATGGTATTTTTAATAATGGTTGCCAAGTATTAGGTAACACAAATGATATGGCAGTTAATTTAAGCACTGGTAGAGCATTTATTGAGGGACATAGATATAGAAATAAACAAGTAAAAACTTTAGCAATAGATAATGCAGATGGTGTGTTAGGTCGTATTGATAATATTGTTATTAGATTAGATTTAACAAATAGAAATATTACTGCTCAAGTAATTAAGGGGACATTTTCTAATAATCCAGTAGCACCAAATTTAACAAGAACTTCAACAATTTATGATTTAAGAATTGCCAAGGTTTATATTCCTGCAGGAACAACTGAAATAACACAAGATTTGATAGAGGATTGTAGATTTATTACCAGTGATTGTGGAGATGTAATTTCGCCTATTGAAACACCTGATACAGAGCAATTATTTATTCAAATTCAAGCAATTTTTGATAAATTTATTGCTGATAATACAAATGAATTTGATACATGGTTTGAACATGTTAAAGGGCAATTAAGTACAGACCAAGCAGGAAACTTGCAAAATCAAATTGATGATATAACACCTGATGTTGAACAATTAAAAACAGATGTGGGAGTGTTACAAGATAATATATTAGATTTTGAATTATCAAGAACTATAAATGATACCAATGTTGCTTCACTAGAAGAAAGCGAGGGAAAATAATGAAAGTATATAAAGTTAAAAATGGTAATAAAATTGAAAGTAGTAGTATTTATGATAGAAATGAACTATTAAGTGATATATTAAATAGACCAAATGCAGGTTTTCATAATTCTATATATAGAGGTAAGGATATTACTAATTTGTTTTATAATGGTACTTTATCGCAACAAATTGCTAATGGTACATTCGATGATATATTTATAGGTGATTATATTATAGGTAAAACAAGTGGTAGAAAATATCTTGTAGCAGATATTAATTACAGATTACATTGTGGTGATACTGAATGTACAACACCACATGTTCTCATGATACCTGAAAAGATTATGGGACTTGCCCAAATGAATGATAGTAATACTTCTGCAGGGGCATATATAGGAAGTAAAATGTACACAACAAATTTATCATCATATAAAACTGTTATAAATAATGATTTTGGTAGTAATCATATTTTAAAACATAGAAACCATTTACAAAATGCAGTTGTAAATGGATATGAAAGTGGAGGGACATGGTATGATTCTACTATTGAATTAATGAATGAGTTAATGGTTTATGGTGCTAATATATTTCATAATGTAGGATGTGGTACTAATATACCAAATAATTATGAAATTGATAAATCTCAATTGGCATTATTTAGATTAAATAAAAGTAAAATAATTGCCTTTAATGATAGTAACCAAAGAATGTGGTATTGGCTCAGAAGTGTAGCATTCTCTTCCGGCTTCTGTAATGTCCACACCAATGGTATTAGTAACTGGCATAATGCATCCGGCTCTGGTGGTGTTCGCCCCTGCTTTTTAATCTATTAATCTGCAATCTCACCCCCTTGTGGGGTGAAGCAGATAATAGATTTTTAAAAAAGCAAGGGGATAAATTAACACACACAAATTGACTTTCAATAGATAAAAGTATAGAATTATAATTGGGAGTTGATAGATATTGAGTGTGTTGAAAAGAAAAAGAAACATATCAAAAATGGAATTTTATCATAATGCTATAAAGTTGCGATTAATGATAACTGAATTTCTTTTGAAAGATTTTGGTATAAAATCAAGAAGAAGAAATTTAGAATTTGCAAAAGATGTGTATGATATTGAAGATGAAGATGTAGAAGAAATAGAAAATATTCTTTCTGCATACGATTTGAAAAATAGTTTCATTGATAATTTTCCAAGTTGGTTGATTGATAAGGAAAGAGATTATTTCATGGACTTGTTAAGAAGTCTAATGAAAAATATTTGTTCTGCAAATACAATTCATATAACAAACAAAGAAGAATACTATATGAGAAGAAATTATCAAACACAAGCAATTTGTGATTGTGAAAATCTGCTTCAAGAAATGCAATATATAATATATGTTACTCATCCAAATGTTGAGAAATATATGCCTTATGTTGATATAATTGAAAAAGAAATTGCTTTATTAAAAGGATGGCGAAAGTCTGATAATAAAATAATGAAAAGTTTAGAAGAATAACTTTTAAAAAGGGTAAGATTTGATAAATATACTTGGATGGCTTCCGGCTTCTGTAATGTCAACAACAATGGTAATAGTAACTACAATAATGCATCCAACTCTGGTGGTGTTCGCCCCTGATTTTAACTCGCACAATGATTAGGTTAAGTACCGTTGCGATAATTAAAAGGAAATTTTATCCTGTTCGAAAGACAAATAGATATTTTGATATCATCTAATAAGTTAGTTATGATTAGGAACAAAATATGTTAAATAAGATTAGTAATGCCAATGTTTTAATGGATAGTTTTTATAAATCAAGAAAAAATAGTATTTGGAAAAATAGTGTACAACAATATGAAGCCAACTTTCTTAAAAACATAAGAAAAACACAGATAGAATTAAGAGAAAGAACTTATAAGCAAAGTCCTTTTGATTGTTTCTATTTGAATGAAAGAGGAAAAGAGCGATATGTTCGCTCCATAAGTTTCTATGATAGAGTAGTACAAAGAGCATTATGCGACCAATTGACTCCCATAGTTGAACCTTATCTTATATATGATAATGGTGCAAGTATAAAGAATAAAGGTATCGATTTTGCTCGTAGAAGAATAGAAAATCATCTTCATAGTTATTATAGAAAATATGGTAATATTGGATATGCACTCACTATCGATTTTAGTAAGTTTTATGATAATATACTTCATAAACCATTAATTGAAATGTATAAAGAAATAATAGATGATGATGACATATTAAAATTAATAGAACATCTAGTAGATAGTTTTTCTATTGATGTTTCCAATTATAATATGGAAGAATCAGATTTACTTGATACACTTGTTTATGCAAAGTCAAACACTTTAAAAACAGGTGAAAAATATATAAATAAGTCTTTAGGTATTGGTAGCCAAATATCTCAAATATCAGGTATTTATTATGTTCACAAAATGGATAACTATTGTAAAATAGTAAAAGGTATGAAATACTATGGTAGGTATATGGATGATACTTATATAATAAGTAATAGTAAAGAAGAATTAAAACAATTACTTGAAGATATTATTAAGATTTGTGATAAATTAGGTATATTTATTAATAGAAAGAAAACTCAAATATTTAGATTAGATAAAGGGTTTACTTTCTTAAAAATTAGATATAGACTAACTGAAACAGGTCATTTAGTTAGAATACCTGTTAAAAGTGGATTCGTAAGAGAAAGAAGAAAACTTAAAAGTTTTAAAAAGATGCTTGATGATGGTAAAATGACTTATAGAGAAATAGAAGAACAATATAAGTCATGGAAAGGCAACATAAAAAGATATGATTGCCATAAAGCATTAATGAATATGGATAAGTTGTTTGCAGAATTATTTAAAAATAATTCACAAAATTCACACTAAATTAGTGTTATAATGTATATATAGAATAAGGCAATGAAAAATTGTCTTTTTTCGTGTTTTAATCACTAGATAAGGAGGATAAAAATGGAAAATGGTAAGTTTCAAATTGAAGTTTTGGAAAGATTATCTGTATTGGAAACTTTAATAAAAGAACAGGACTATAAAGGAGTTAAAGATACAAGTGAAAAAGCACTTAATTTAGCCAAAAATAATGAAAGTAGGATAAATGCCCTAGAAGATGGTAATAAATGGCTTATTCGCCTTGTTATAGGTGCAATTATAGGTGGTGTTTTAGCATTTGTATTTAAAATATAAAGGAGGGGATAACATGAGTAACAAGGTATATGATATTTTAAAGTATGTTGCACAAGTATTTTTACCTGCATTGACTGTATTTGTAGGTGTTGTGTTACAATGTTTTGAATTTAGTTATACAGATATAGTTATTACTATAATGACTGCCTTTGATGCTTTTTTAGGTAGTATATTAATGATATCTAGTAATAATTATAATAAAAAACAATAGAGAAAGAACTTAAAGGTTCTTTTTTTATATATTCCATTAAAAGAAAGATAGAGGTGAAAAGAAAATGGAAGAAAAAGAAGCAGTTGTTGAAGAAACACAAGAAGTTTTGGCAGTTGTCGAAACAGAAGAAGATGTGCAAGAAGATGCACTAAATGAATTATCTAATAATAAAGGTGAGGAGGTAGATGAAAATGAGTAATAGTTCTTTAGTAAACTATACTGCTATTTCACCAAATAGTAGCAATCCTAGAAATAATAAGATTAAGAAAATCACTATTCATCACATGGCAGGTAATTTATCTGTTGAAACATGTGGTAGAGTATTTAATGGTAAGAATCGCCAAGCATCATCAAATTATGGTATAGGTAGTGATGGTAGAGTTGGTATGTATGTTGAAGAAAAGAATAGAGCATGGACTTCGAGTTCTCCTAGTAATGATAATCAAGCAATTACTATTGAAGTTGCAAATGATGGTGGTGCAAATACTAATTGGCATGTATCAGATAAGGCACTTGCCAAATTAATTGATTTATGTGTTGATATTTGTAAAAGAAATGGTATTGCAAGTTTAAATTATACTGGAGATGCAAATGGTAATTTAACAAGACATAATATGTTTGCAAACACAACATGTCCGGGACCATATTTACAAAGTAAATTTCCTTATATTGCAAGTGAAGTAAATAAAAGATTAAATGGTAGTAGTACATCAGTACCATCAAATGATATTTCATCAAAATCAGTTGATGAACTTGCAAAAGAAGTTATTGCAGGTAAATATGGTAATGGTGATGCTAGAAAAAGTGCTTTAGGTTCAAGGTATGGTGAAGTTCAAGCAAGAGTTAATGAAATTCTTATTGGTAACAAACCTACACCAACACCTGCACCACAACCAACTGAATCTAATGATGATTTATTAACTTTAGTTAAGAAAACTATTAGAGGTGATTTTGGTAATGGTGATGCTAGAAAGAAAGCACTAGGTTCAAGATATGATGAAGTTCAAAAACAAGTTAATGCAAATCTTAATGCTGGATTAACTAGATGGGATAATATTAAATTATTCTAATAAAGATGTATAATTAAAATGGTAGGATTTTATATAATCTTACCATTTTTTCTTTGCATAAAAGCATAGTTAATATATAGAAAAAATCATTTAGTAGGCAACAAGTAGGCAACAAAAGTCTTATTTTGCCTTTAAAAATGGACTACATCAATTTAGTAAGAG